GTATGGGTATGGGTGATTACGATAGAGAGAATCTAATCTTTACAGCGCTTCACCATGACCTTGGTAAGTTGGGAACTCCTGAAATGGACTACTACATCAAGAATGATTCAGAATGGCACGTGAAAAATCAAGGTAAGATTTATAAAACGAATCCAGATATTCATTGGATGAATCTGAATGATAGAACATACTATCTATTAAATTACTTTGGTATTAAATGTACTCAAGAGGAGTGGTTGGGTATTAAATTAACCGATGGTTTGTATGATGAAAATAACCGTGAATACTTTATAAAGTTTAATAAAGAAGACGCACTACAAACGTCACTACCATATATAATGCATACCGCTGATTTATTTGCAGCCAGATATGAAAACGAACGATGGATGAAGGAAATGAACCCTGTAAAGTCAACTCGTAAACCTACCACGGGTAGGCCAAAGAAAGGTGACTTGAGTGAAACCTTTGCAAGTAATGATGTTAAACCAACGAGTGTGTTTGACGCATTCAAAGATATTGTAGAGGATTAATTATGTTATTAACTATAATCATATTGTCAGTTTTAACCTTGGTTTTAGGATACACAACATACAACTTGTTGCGTAAGAACGAAGCCTTGGAAGATGTAATCCTCGAACAAGAGGAATTGGTCGCTGATATCGCAGAAAAGATTGATAATTCATTAAGTCGTATGAAAGAGATTGACCAATTAGGTTCTTTTGAGGCTGATGATGAAACTGGATTTATCTTTAAAAGTTTATATGAAATAATTTCTGAATTGGAAGAATACTATGGGTCGGAAGAGAAAGAGTAAAAGGTATTTTACAGCCATTACAGAAATTGCAATCAACGCTTATAACGGATGTGATGACCAACGATTAAAGAATAAAATCTACAATCGGTTCATCCATTATCCATTTGACAAACTTGCTGAAAATGTAATTCACACTTATAAGACATATTACTTTGATGTACCATATGAAGATGTGAAGATGAATGTAGTTGCATTCCTAAACGAAAAGATTCACAAGTTTAAAGGTGAGAATGGTAGGGCATTTTCCTACTTTACAGTAATCGCCAGAAACTATCTTTTTAACGAGAATAATGCAAACTATGCACGGATGAAAGCTCGTGATGGTGTTGATGTTATTGACACTAATCGTAATATTGTAAATGAGGTATATGATAAACAACAAGCGGATGAGTTGAAAGATTTTATGGATTATTTTGCTCGTTATATGGACTATAACATATTTACCTTATTCCAAAAAGATAGAGATAGAAAAATTGCTGATTCATTAACCGAGTTATTTAAAACACGAGACAATCTATATTCATATAACAAAAAGGCACTTTACATACTTATTAGAGAGAGAACTGGTGTCCAAACTCAATATATCACCAAAGTAGTTGGTAAAATGAAATCAATCTATGGTGAATTATATGTTGATTATATGAAGGATGGTATATTAAGTATAACACACCGAGTGGAGGAATTCAATGACTAAAGATGATGAAATCTTTAAAGGGAAATCTTTCTCTGATTTGATGGCTGACATCTATTCCAATCAGAAGAAGAAAGACCGACAAGTAAAACTACTAATTGCTCAACTTGAACCAATGGTCAAGAACTTGAACGATGCCGCAGTGGTTGTACCCCTTATTAAAGAATATCTTGATATTTCCGTAAAGAATGATGATGCACTAATCAAACTTGCAGCAATCGTTCAACGAATGATGAAAGACAACTCATCAGCGGAAGCTGGTGGGTTTATTTTGTCTGAAGAAGAAAAGAGACAACTGATGGATGCAATTGATGAGGTTGAAAAAGACCTTCCTAAAGAAGATGGAGATGATGAATGAAAGTTGGTGTAGTAAAGGGTGTAATCCTTGATGATGATAATGCTGATAACTTTGGTAGTATCATTGTAGACACAACCGCAGGTGGGATTGGTTCAAAGATTAGATGTTATCCATTAAATACAAACCATAGACAAATACCCATCCTTGGTGAACAAGTGTATGTATATACCACCACTTCGGATGAAGCGTCTGGTCTAAATGGTGGTACACGGAATTATTACGCATCCATTGTATCTCTCCAAAAAAATGTAAATCATAATGCATTACCAGAATCTAAACTCATAGAAGGTGATGGTGGTGGCTATGGTAGTGTATCTGCAGGTGTACCACAAAATTCATCAACCGATAGTGAAGCAGACTTTGGTATCGGATTTATTGAAGTTTCGGGAATATCACAACTTCAACCATTTTTAGGAGACATTATATTTGAAGGAAGATATGGTCAGTCTATTAGGTTTGGGTACACTCCACAGGGTGTTAAGACAACTAATAACAAAATAAAAGGTGCTACAAACGAACCATCTTGGAGTTCGACAACTCCTGAATCTCCGATAACAATTATTAGAAATGGTGCTGGTAAATCAAATGGATATAACAAATATGTTATAGAGGACATCAACAAAGATGACTCCTCGATTTGGTTGGGTTCTAAACAAAAGATTGGATTAAGTTCATCTAATAAATTTACATTAGGTGTTATACCAACCGAACAATATCAGAATCCTCAAATTATAATTAATTCAGAACGAGTTGTCCTTAACTCAAAAAAGGATTCAGTTCTTATTAGTGGTGCTAAGTCAGTAAATATATCAACTACAAATTGGAAAGCTGATATGGACATTATATTTAGTCAGTTGGAATCAATCACGGATGCACTTCTTAAATTAGCGCCCGCCATAACCGCAGCCACTGCGGGCCCCTTTCCAGTTCCAAGTCTTACCACAGCAGGCCCTCAATTGTTATCAGCAATTACACAAGTTAAAACTCAATTACAATTAATGAAACAATAATTATACATAAACATATTTATTACCATGGATACAAAGAAACTAATTAAAGCAATTCAACTCATCGTTAAGGAAGAAGTGAAGAAGGAAGTGGCTAAAAAAGAAAAGTCTCTTCGTGAATCTATCCTTAAAGAAGTAAAACAATCACAACCAAAAGTTGTTGAGAAAGACCCGCTTGATGTAGACCACCTCTTTGAAACAAAGCAAGAAACGAAAAAATCATTTACTAACAACTCAACATTAAATGAGTTGTTGAATGAAACCGCACAAGGTGGTGAGTGGAAAAATATCAACGGAACTGGTGGTGTATTTAACGCATCACAAGCACAAGGTTGGGGTGGTGGAATTAACACACAACAATCAACATTCCAAACTACCGAAGGCGGCCAAGTATCAGCACAACAACTTCAACAAACTGAAGCAGGTCAAGCGGTTGTTAATGCATTAACACGAGATTATTCTGGTTTGATGAAACACATCAATACCAAGAAGGGTAAATAATGGCAGTTCGTAAAGAGTATAAGATACATCCGTTAGATTTAAAACGAAATACAGCAATTGGAGTAATGCTACCATTGGGTGGGTCTCCCTTGTTTAAGTTATCATATACAACTGAAGAGCAAGCAATTTCAAATCTAAAAAATCTAATTCTAACTCGAAAGGGTGAACGACCATTACAACCATTGTTTGGGTCGGATGTATACTCATTACTATTCGAAAATATGTCATCAGATTTAAGTAATGAGTTGGAAAGTTCTTTAAGAAATGATATTAAGTTTTGGTTACCATATATCGTTGTTGATAATATTAGTGTAATCACAAATGAAGATTACAATAGTGTAAACATATCGTTGAGCGTAAGAGTAACGGAATCGGGCGCAAATACACAAATAACAATTCTTGTTTCAGAGCAGGGAAATATATCTATTGTTTGAGGATAGAACATGGCAGATAAAGTACAAAAGAGTGTAAATTTAATTGGTAGAGATTTTGGTGATATTCGCAAAAACCTAATTGATTTTACAAAAAATTACTTCCCACAAACCTACAATGACTTTAATGAGTCATCTCCGGGTATGATGTTTATGGAAATGGCATCATATGTAGGCGATGTACTTTCATACTATACTGATGTTCAGTTAAGGGAATCGTTATTAGAACAAGCTCAAGAAAAATCAAATGTATTTACAATAGCACAATCGTTTGGATACAAACCAAAACTAAATGTTCCAGCTACAACCACATTAACAGTTTATCAATTAGTACCAGCACAAGGTAGTGGTGACACTGTACGACCAAACTTTGATTACGCGTTAACATTATCCGAGGGAATGATAGTGGGTTCTTCTACAAATGGTGATGTAGAATTTTCAACTATTGAAAAAGTTAGATTTGGATTCTCATCATCATTTGACCCAACCGAAGTTTCAGTTTATCAAATTGATGAAGTAACCGATGAACCTGTATACTATCTTTTAAAAAAATACGTTAAAGCTGTTAGTGGAAAACAAGAATCTGCTACTTTTGAATTTAACGAACCAAAACCATACGATAAAATTAAGTTAGAGGCTGATGGTCTTATTGATGTAATATCAATCATTGATGATGATGGTGATGAATGGACTAAAGTCGATTACCTTGCACAAGATACTGTATTTGAAGAATTACCAAATACCACAGATTATTCAATTGCAATGTCGGCATATGCAAATGAAACACCATCATTACTAAAGTTAAAAAGAGTACCTAAGCGATTTATTACCCGTATTACCGATGACGGTACAGTTGATATTCAATTTGGTAGTGGTATATCTCAAAACGCTGATGAGGAGATTCTTCCAAATCCAGATAACGTAGGTTCTGCTCTTTATGGTACAAGTGGAAACCTTGACCAGGGTATTGACCCTTCAAACTTTATGTATGCTAAAACATATGGAGTAGCACCCGCAAATACAACTCTTACTGTAACATATAGAACGGGGCTTGGTGTAATTGATAATGTAGCATCACAAGACCTTACGGAAATTGTTGAACGTGTTATTGAAACAAGTAGTACCGGATTAGTTACTGATGTATTTAATGTTGTACAAAACTCAATAGCCGTAACAAACGAAGTAGCTGCGGCAGGTGGTAAATACGAAGAAGAAATCGAAGAAGTTCGTAATAATGCTATGGCATACTTCAGAGCACAAAATAGAGCAGTAACTAAAGAAGATTACTTGTTAAGAGCATACGCATTACCACCACAATTTGGTTCGGTAGCAAAAGCATACGCTGCTCCTGATTTTCAAATCAATACATTATTGGATGATGGAATTGACCCCATCCCCAACCCATTAGCAATTAATTTTTATGTATTAGGTTATGATGGTAATGCTAAATTACAAAATCTAAACCCTGCTACAAAACAAAACTTACAAAACTATTTGTCTTATTATCGTATCTTAACCGATGCTGTAAACATCAAGAACGCATATATTGTAAACATTGGTATTGACTTTGAAATTGTAGTTCTTCCAAACTATAATTCAAATGAGGTTCTTTTAAAATGTATTAACGCACTAAAGAACTTCTTTAGGATTGAGAATATGGGAATCAACAAACCAATTACACTTACTGACATATATGTGTTATTAGATAGAGTTGATGGTGTACAAACCGTTGTAAGACCTGATAAAGATGGAAATGGTGGTTTACAAATTGTAAATAAATTTGATGGTAACTATTCATCTAATAAATATAATATTAAAAATGCAACTCGTAGTGGTATTGTATATCCGCCAAAAGACCCAACTTGTTTTGAGGTAAAATATCCGGATGTTGATATCAAAGGTAGAGTAGTATCATTATTTTAAGAGGTAGAAAATGATTTATAGAATATATCCAAGCAAAGACGCCACTATCTACGAGGACTCTTCTCGTAAATTACAAAACACGGGCAAGGATGAAATTCTTGAAGTTGGTAAGTTTTACGATACCGATAACACTACCTTGTTGGGTAATAGTAGAGCATTAATTCAATTTGATTTATCATCAATCTCATCATCCATAGTAAGTGGTGATATCACAACACCTCAATATAGATTGAGACTGGAGAACATTGAAAACAAAGAGATACAATCCAACTATGACCTTTATGTGTTTCCTGTAAAGGAATTTTGGACTGAAGGACTTGGGTCAGAAGCTGACACTCCACATAATACAACTAATGTAAGTTGGGTTAGTAGAAGTTTGGATGCCACTTGGGATACTACTAACTCAACAGTTGGAAAACCAACTAATCCTGATTTAATCGCATCGTTACAAGCATACTATGATTTTGCAGCAAGCGTTGGTGGTTTTGAATTAGTAGAGCCAATTAAAGGTACTGGTGGGCAATCACCACAAATTACATCTATTGATGGAAAATTAACAATGTCCTCATCTAACTATGGTGGTGGTACTGCTAATCTATCAGCATCATTAGAAGCCGGTTCTATTTATAAAATTGAGTTCGACTTTAACAGAAACACATTATCTGGAGTTGACTTTAATGTATTAGACCCAAACAATGATTTATTAAATGATAGCATTGTAAACTTTGAAGAATCTTTAGTCAGTACCGGCACTTACAATATGGCTTTTACAGCAAGCATTAGTGGTGTACACAAACTACAATTTACATTCTTTGATAATAATGGTGCTAATGGGTCAGATGGGTCTGTTGATAACTTTTATTTATATAGAGAGGTTTCTACCTCAACTCTTGTATTAGACCAATTCTCATCAAACCTCACAACACTACCATCCACTTATGTATTAAATGAGGGAATCCAAAACGAAGATGGCGTTAATGGTTCTGCTGTAATATCTAACTACACGCTATTTTTAACAGCCTCTAAATATGGTGGGGCTACATTAAATAGAAAATATACTTTACAAGAAAATAGAAACTATACTTCAAGTTTTGATATTATTGATAGTAATTACCCACTATATAATGGTCAAGTTACCGGCTCAATTGAA